ACCTTCATCTGATAAAAGTTTGTTATCGCTAAACATTGCACTTCTTGATTGAGATATTAAAAATTGTATATCTTCTACATTAGTCACTTTGTTTTCCATTCTTCTTCTGTTAATGTCAGATAATGTCATTTGATATAAAAACTTTTGAGATGAACTATTGAATTTGTCTATATTTACATTATTATCATTTAATATAAACTTTAAAGAATTAATATCAGTCTCTGTAACTTTCTTACTAGGCTTGCTATCTGTTATTTTATAATCGCCTAATGCCATTAGTATTCCATGTAATCTACCTAAATCTTTTGCTTTGTCTTTATAATCTGTATCTATATTAGATATGTCGTCTATGAGTTTTAAACCATCATCTGTGTCTACTAGTAATCCAGCATTCTTTAAATAAGATTGCAAATTCTCTGGCATTGTATCTCTAGATAATGTGTTTGATAACTCTTGAGTAAATATCTTAGCATCATTTTGTATCAATGGAATTAAGTAAGAATCGGTATCTCTAAAACTAAATTTTTTCCTACCATCTTTAACATTAGCAGCTTGGTTAATAGAAGTCTCAGCGTCATTTATTATATTGTAAAAATCTTTTAATGAATCTTCTGTTTTTATTCTACTTTCTAAACTTCTATCTAATTCAACTTTTTCTAAACCCATTAAAACATCTCGTATAACATGATAACTTCTATTTACATCGGATATTGCTTCTTCTGCCTCAACTCCAGTTTTACCTAACCAAGATTCAAAATCTCCATCTCTTGCCTTTTTTCTCAAATCAGAAGATATATCTAATACATTTGGAACAACAATCTTATCACCATTTGTGGTCATTGTTACTCCTTCTAACTGTGCATTTTTTATACTATTCATAACATTAACAATGCTATTTTTCATACCAGCAGTTGCTTGTTCTACTCTTTGTGTAAATGCTTTATCTATATCTTCCGATGTTTTAAATCCTTGTTGAGATAATATTTCATTTATTCTATTTGATTGAGTTTCTGTTATTCTTGTAATAGGTCTAACATGCTCAAAATCTTCTTCCATTATCTGATAAATTTTATTTATCTTACCATCATGCGGGTCAAAAGGAGTTCCAGATTCTAAATCAAGAAATGTTTTTTCACCATCTGGAATAGTTTCTTTTGTAACAGTTGGGTCATCATCGCTAACTATTCTTTGCTCTATCAAATAATTTTTAAGTTGTTCATTTTCTCTAGATAATCCCACACCATGAATATTGTTTGGTTTAGAAAATGTAGATGCAAAGAATGTTTGAGAATTGTCAATCCCTAAATGTTCTAGTGTTAATCTTAGTTTGTTTATATTCTCACCTAAATCTGCGCTTTTTGCAAAGTTACCCCTACGTTGAGTCCATGCACCAATCAACATAGTAGAAATAAAATCTTCACCTCTTAATTCTTGTCCAGATATATGGGTTTGTATTCCTTGCACTCCAGACATAGCTAATCCAGCAACTGCCATTCTTGGAAATAACAATCTATAGTTTTGCAATCCTTCTCTTGTTGCTTCTGCTATTATCTGTTTACCATAGTATCTTTTTTGGGACATCAACCATTGTTGTGCTTTTTGTTCGGCATTGTCTCCAAATGAATCTCTTAAACTTGAAGATATTCTTTGTGCATTTCTAAGTCTTCCAGTATCAAATGTTTTTAATAAATCAATACTTTTATCAACTCCATCTACTTTAAAATCATAATGGGTAGTTAATTTATTTGACCTATTTAAATGAGCTATATTAGCCATTTCGCCAGACAATTCATCTAATGACAAACCTTTATATGTATTTGTTCCTAAATATGCTCTTATACCTTTTCTAAAATCTATGTTAGATTTAAACATTTTACCTAAAGGTCCAAACGGAGAAGTAGCTGCATTTATTGCTGTACCTGCTAGCAAACCAGTAGCGACTGAATATCCAGTCTGCCCTAAATCATATCTAGCGTTAGGGTCTTTTAATAATTGTTGACCTTGAAAAGATAAATCCATTATTCCATCAGCAACACTAAATACAAATGCATCATGCAAAGCTTCTGTAGCAAACCTACCCATTTTACTATTACCATAAGTTATTCTAGCATATTGAGAAAGATTTTGAAGAGGTATTCCTTCATTAATAATTCTATCTTTCATGTTTTGAATTACAGAAACTTGCTCATCTGTAAGTTGTCTTGTTGCTTGAGCTCTTGCAGTTCTTTTATTTATTTCAGTATTGAATTGTTCTCTAAAAACTTTATTAGCATTTTTTCCTTTTGTAGATGCCCAATAAGTTTTTCCTTTTAAAACATTGGTATATTTATTTACTACACCTTTTTCTATACCAGAACGTAAGGCTTCTTCACTAAACTCTTTAGATGCCTTGCCTACAGTTTTCTTTCCAACTAACTTAGAAACAAGCGCAGTCGCAGGTTTCTGCAATACTCTTGCTGTTCCCTTCATCGGAAGACCAACTAAATAACCAGCTCCAGTACCAACTCCGCCTAATACCTTAGCTAAAGAACTTTGTTCTTGTGCTTCTCTAAAATACTCTTGAAATTCTATTTCTTCACCTAAAGCTCTTTCAACTCCTATCTCGGCTAATCCTAGTAATCCAAATGAAGCAGATTCACCAAGTTCATATAATCCAGCTCCAACAGACTGCAATAAACTTACATTAGATTCTTTTTGTTGTTGTTGTGTTTGAGATGGGGTAGGTGTTTGTATTCCTTTAGATAAACTATCTACTAATGCATTTGGTTCATCTAAATTGTAAGAACTAGCTAGTTGTATTGGATTTTCAGAATCCTGTTGTCTTCTTTTTCTATATTCTAATAAAGCATTTATTGCTCTTTGAGTAGCCATATTTATCTAAATTCTTCGTATGGTATAATGTCTTCGCCAAGCCTTATTCTTTCTTCGTTCAAAGCATCTATATCTTCATTTGACATTTGACCAATTCCTAATATTTGTAATCCAAGCATAACTAATTGAGAATCAGCGTCTAATCCTCTACTCTTAACTAATTTTTTTGCTTGGTTTTCTAATTCACCAGATTGTATAAATCTATCATAAGTTTTTTCTTGTTGTATTATATTAGACAACTCAATCATTTTACCACTTAAAACATCTGTAGATACTCCAGCTTCTTCAAATAATTCTTGTAACTTAGTATTTTTTTGAATATCTTGATAAAGACCAGCGAGGTTATTTATAACACTATCTTCTGATGTTTTAAAACCAACAGTATTTACAGCTGCCATTGTAGGTATTAAAACTCTATGATTTTTTACAATATATTTTAAAAGATTTTTCTCTGCATTAGTTTTTGTATATTTTGAATAATTTTTTGCAACAGTATTTGTTTCACTTTCTTCAAAATCTTGAGATGCCATAGTTGAACCTTCAACTGCGTCTTCTAATCCCCTAAGAAAAGATGTAGTATCTTCCCAAAGGTTCTTCTTACGTTCTCTTAAAACATTATCAAGTGATGCTTTTGTACTATCAATATATAAATTTGTTAATTCAAATTCATCTTTTTCAGCGCCTAATTCAGCTTTTTTAATTTGAGCTTCTCTTAATCTATTTTCTTGTTCAATATTAACATCAGACTCAGCTCTTTTTAATTTTTCTTGTTGTAAGTTTAAATTAGTCAATCTAGCAGCTGATTCTTTCGCATCTCTTTTTGCATCAGCTTCTCTAAGTTGCATCATTCTTTCTTGCCTAGCATTATCAATCTGTTGTTGCCTAAGTCTAGTTGCCATATCCATTATAGCTAAAGACCTATCAATCTTTTGACGTTCTCTTTCTTGTTTATATTTTAATATTGAGTTTAAAGATTGTAAAGCTTCAGACATAATTATCCAAATATACCAAAGTATTTAGTGTTTGCTTGTTGGTCAGCCATTCTTTTTTGCATTTCTAATTGTCTTCTTTGAGATTGCATTTCAAATTTTTGTTGTTCAAATTGAGATAAAACATTACTTAGATTTTTACTAAGTCCAATATCTATATCTTCCATTTTTCTTTCAAATTGTTTTCTTATATTTTTTACAGAATCTTCATCCATTCCAATATTAGCAAATCCAGTTGCTTGGCTTACAGCATCTTGTCTATCTGATAATTGTTCCATAGCCATTTGACCAGATTCAGAAACCATATCTAATGCTCTTCTAGATTCTAAAGTAGGTAATTGTAAACTAGAACCAATAGAGTCTCTTAAAGATTTTTCTGCTAAACCTAAATCTTTTAGAGCATCTTGCATAAATCCAGATTGTATTCTACCTTGCTCTCTTGCTCTTCTTGTTTGTCCATATTCTGAACCTGCCGATAAAGCTAATCCTAATCCTGCTATTAATGGTGTCATAATTACCTACTTGCTAAATTATTTTTATTAGAAATACTATCTATAAAAGATTGTATTGAACTTATATCTACTTTTCTTCTTTTTGTTAAAAATGGCAATTCAAATCTACCTAAGTCTACTCCAGATTCAACCATATCATCCATATCTTTTAATTGACCTGCAAATGCTTTTTCATATTCATCATCTATAAATTTACCAGTTGAAGAATCGTATATAGATTTTATTTTTTCTTGTAATTCTTTTTTCATTTTCTTTGCAAGTTCTAAATTTTGCTTTTTAACAGTTGGATTAATAACACCTTTTAACGATTGTAGTTTTTTAATTTCTTTTAAATCTTTATCTACTTCGCTTAATGCTTTTTGTGGATTACCAAATCTTCCTTCTGGTCTATAAGATGTGTCTTTCTTTTTACGAGGAGGTTGCCTTCTACTTGTAGATGGTCTTCCTAAAAAAGTTCCTTTAGTAACTATAAATCCATCTTTATCTATATAATTATCTTTAGCAATAGGTTCTAACATATCTTTTTCAGTAGGTTGTAAAAATTCTGGAAGGAAATCAACTAACTTTTCATTTTGATAATCTGTTACATCTCTAGATATTCCTAGAGGAACTTCTTCATCACGAGGATAACTAGATTCAATCATTTCTTTTATAGCATTAGGTGGGTCTGTTTTTAAATAATCCTCAGCTGACATTGTTTTTTTAACAATTGTTTCTGGAATTACATTTCCATCGCTTTTAACTAAAGTTCCTTTTTGTAATTTTTCTTTAACATTATCTAACATAGAAGGTTCTTGTTTAAGACCTCCATATAAATTTTTAATATCAATCGAAGGTTGTTGCATACCTAGTTCCCTAGATACTTTAGATTTAGGTAATGGTTCTCCTCCAAAAAATTGGTCTAACAAATCTCCTTGTTGCATGGCTTTTGCTTGTTTACCTAAAGCAGCTACATCATACTTTGTTCCTAATTTTCTTTCACCAAGCATATAAGTTTCTTGTCCATATAAATAATCACTCAAAGAAGCTGTTCCTGTAAATACATCCATTAATGAAGACTTAGGACCTCTAACCATTTTAACTCCACCAGCTTCTCTAACCCCCTCTGGTAAAGATTGTTCAAAATCCATCCTACTATCTTCTAATTCTTGTTTTAAAGCTACTCCTTCTAAATAAGTAGAACCTAACTCTAAAGCAGATGATAACGTTCCAGTTGTTTTTGCTATTTCTGCTTCTCTAAGTCTAAATAAATTAGCTGATTCTTCAGCTCTTTGTAATTGCTCAGTAACTCCAGCAAGTTGTTTAGTAATGTCTCTTTGAGATGCTCCTCTACTTCTTATTGCTGATTTTATTTGTGCAGATGTAGCCATATGATTATATACTTTTACTATTTAATTTAATTAACATATTTATTTTATCCAATGCTAAAAGTCATTACCGCTTTGCATCCTTAGTGCAGATGCTTTCATAGTGGCAGTTGAGCCAGTAGCTGCACTATGACTGTTTGTCCACACTATTCCACTACTTGATGTCCAAGTTAAAGTAGCTGATGCAGTTCCATGTGTGCTTTCTAAATTTTCCTTTATTAAAACTGCAAGCAATTCATCATCAGCAGTGCCAACGGCAGTACACATCCAAAGTTGAGAATTTACATCATCACTATCGTGTTTCCATGTAACAGTTACCAACCAACAAGTTCCAGCAATATTATCATCATCAGCGGCTGATACGATAGGATGAGAATTAAGTCTAGCTACAGAAGCACTTGCTTTATACGTTTGTGCCCTTACTAAATGCGTTGTATCTATTGCTTGAAACTTTGTATGATTACCATTTGCCGTAGTGCTATCACCTGCAATTTGACCATTGTCTGTTAATATTGCAACATTTGGGTCAGATTTATAAAGACTTAAAACTTCAATAGGTGAATGAAGAATAACCCTGTAAGGTTGATTTACTATTATTGAAATAGAACTTGCTCCTCCCCCCATATCTATATTTGCAGTTGCCCTCATAACAATGTTTGATTTATCATTATTATGAGCATCTATTGCACCAATTACGATACCATCTTCACTTGATATTTTTACACCATCATTACCACCCTTAGAAGCCCTGCTAGTAGCTTCAATTAATATTCTATTCTGACAGTTAAGTGCATCTTGAGAATCAGCCTTTATATGTACTCCATCAAAACTTGCTGATGGATTATTTGTATTAAAAATTGAAATAGTTTTTTCTGTGTTAGCTCCAGATGTTTCAATTTTAACATTTCCGACGGAAGTTAAATCAAATGTATCAGAATTATCCCAATCTGTTATTGTTGTATTCCAATCGCAAGTTCTAACTACATCTAATTCATAATCAACACCAGCACTAACATCTAATGTATTTCCACTTGTTAAATTAATATCATTGCTTCCAGTGGTAGTTAAGCTTATAGGATTAGCTCCACTTACAGCAAATGCACCATCAGTAGTGTTTACTGTTACTTGGTCAAGAGTTGTATGTCCATCTACGTCTAAAGCACCTACAGAACCTATATCGTTACCACCTAAACTAAGATTGCCACTCATTGCTCTTGAACCACTTATAAGTAAATATTGTTCATGGTCATCAGAACCTAATCCTATCAAAGAACTATGGTCTGTTAATGTAGATTGAGTTACTGGACTTCTAAGTTGCCCAGATGATGATAATGGTATCCAATCTCCATCTTGTTTTAAATACTGAACAGTTCCAGAACCATGTACTTTTCTAAATGCTATATCACCTTCATTACCAGAACCTGTATCTGGTTTACCATTACCAAAAGTAGGTTGTTTAGACTTCTGATGTATTAATTTTCTTTCTTCTCTATTAAGTGCCATTACTTTACGTTCTTTAATCTATATACAATTGTTATATCATTTATTTCAAAATCAGCAGCAATACCATTTGAACCATCTGCACTTACTTTTAATCTAAAACTATTTATATTATTAAATGTATCAATGGATGCTCCAGGCTTTAGTTCTGCTTTTAACCAATCATCTGTGCCGGGACTACTATTACTAGCTCCAGAAAAATTTAAACATTTTGCAGTTGCGCCTGTTGCTGTAGTAGAACCATCTGAAGAAATTAAACAAAAATTATTTGATGGAGATAATCCATTTACACCATACTTTACTTCAACTTTTCTTGCATCTCCTTTATATGATAAATATACTTTATGTATTTTTTTCCTTACAGAAGGTTGCCCAAAATCAATATCTTTTGTTTCATAAACAAAGTTTGCTGAATCTGCAGGGTCTGGATTCCAAGTTGCTATTGATGAAGCATCGTTTGTAATGTATATTAAATCTTCATCTCCATCTAATGCAAAATTAGTCATATTTGTATTATCTGAATTATTAGAAACTCTCTGTATTATTATTCTACCACTTCCTTTTGTCCAAGCTCTTAAAACAAAATCATATATAAAAATATCTTTATTACGGTTTTTTATTAACAAATGTCTTTTTTTAGGAACATATCCTATATGAGCTTCTGACATATCTGTATCATCTGGGCTTCCATCTTCTCCATCTGTTATAAATGCTTTCCAAGTTGTATCATCAATCAATCTTATTCCATCTTTTTCTAAAAAGTTTGAAACATTCTTACCATCAAAGAAATACACACCGAATATATTAAACCATGCTATTCCATAATCTGTTTTTGTTACATGATAATCAAATACGCAACCTTTATTTCTATATACATCTTCTAAAAAGTCTACATTCTCAGAAACATTTATTACATAAAGACTTTTTTGTTTGAATTGTAATATTCTATCTGCAAACGCCTCTAATTTAACAATACTCTCACCATCTCTTATTGCTACATCAACCACTCCCATACCAGAAGGAAAAGTATCAAATCTATTAACTCTACTTTTTATCATCCTATCTGAATGTATTACTCCATCTTTTTTTACATTACCTATATATACTCTTCTACCATGAACAACTGCTGTTTTATATTTAGCATCTAAACTTTTTACCTCAGTGCTAAAACCATTAATTGTTTTAAATGTATCTATTGTATTTGCAGAGTCTGGACTTATTTTTTTTACCAATGATGATTTTGCTAATTGCGCAGAAGGATGACTACTATTTACCATTTCATAACTTAACGCATCAGAATCTGGAAAAAACTTAAATCCATTTTCTATGAAATCTAATTCTCCTATTAAAAAATAATTGTCATCTCCATCTACTTTATAATACAATCTAGACCCAACAATTCTTTTATCAATATCATAAATATGATAATGAGGCCCAGAACTATCATTTGTTCCAGTGAAACTTATACTTGTTCCAGCTATTGCATTAGCATATGTGGTAGAAATTCTAAAAGTATCAGTTTCTAAATTTTCACTAGAAACAAAAAATATATCAGTATTTTTATTTGTCCATACTGCATTTGATATATCAGAAAACGTAATAGCAGTTCCAGCCAAAAGACCATGACCTACACTATCTATTCGATTATTAGAAACATTTGTTGTACATGATGTGAGATTGTAAGGAACAACATATGCATCAAAATTAAATAATATAGGAGCTCCAACTATATTCAATTTATTAAAATCATAAAAAGAACTAGTACCTTGAATACTTGCAAATTTAAAAGGTAGTGATTCTTGTTTTGATTCATCGTATAAATAAGTATAATGAAAATTATATAAACCTGGCTGAAATCCTTGCAATTGTGGATTTTTTACTTTTATTGGCATATGATAATAAATATCTGGAGCATCGTTTGATGAGTTACCATCTTCTTGATAAGCAAATATTGTAATTTTATCATATGTTTCATTAAAATCAGCATTGTTAGCTATAAGGTGTACATTAGTTTTTGAACAAACTAGAATATTTGTTGAAAATTCAATTAAGTCATCTTTGTTAAAACGCCATTGTATATCACTCCCAGTACCTATTGTGCTAGAATAAATAGAAAGTAATATGTATGAAAGTTTATTTAATTCAACAGTTGATATATTAACACCAAAAGCTAAAGAACTATCATCTGTAATTTGAAATTCTAATTCAGTACCAGAATCAGTATTATCTAATTTCAATCTATGAAATGTGCTAGTTGCACTTCCTTGCATTAATAATACATTATTACCTAATACTGGATATATTACACTTTCGGCTGGTTCACTAAGTGTTCCTTGAAATGGGCTATCAGACCCTCTTTCCCAATCAGTTTGAGTATTTTGAAAAACTTCATTATGTTGAAATCCAACTCTTAAATTAACAGAAGAAGCTTCGACTACTTCCCTATCTCCACTTCCGTCTGCAATGTTTCCATCGTACTCAGAATTACTTGAATTAATAGTATCTCCATCAGAACCTACTTGGGGGTCAGATATTAGACATTTACCATTTGTTGGAGATTTTATATTTTGAGTAGAATCAATCCAATCATTAATATTTCCAGAATCAGCAAGTAATCCATTAAATTTTCTATCAGATATATATCCATACCATCTGCCATCGTTTTGAGTTAATCCACCATCGCCAACTCTAAGTATTCCATCAGCGGAATAAAAGACAGGGTGATTAGTATTTAATGTTATTTCATTAGTTGACCATCCTCCAGAATCATTTATATCAAAACTATTTCCACCATTATCATATGCAATAATTAAAGATTCATTAGATTCAGCATTATCACTTACTTTTCTATCTGCATCTAATATAAATAATCCACGATTAGGAAGTATTTGTAATGTATTACTTGTAGTAGTAGTAGATGAAGTTCCTAAAACTTTTAACTTACCTAAAGAATCAATAGCTACATCTAATAAATCTGGAGATTGATTATCACCTATGTCTCTAGGGTCTGCGTTAGTATTCAATCCACCATGAAACCCTTCTATATTAAGAGTTTGTTTAGGCATTAGATTGGTCGTATTCTATGTCTTCTATGATGAGGTTTTGAGCATGCTCTGGTAATTCACATATAGAACAAGTATCTTCAGTAAAGTCTATTTCAGAGTTTGCATCATGGTCAAATACATCAAGTCTAAGACCACCTTCAGAACCTGCAATGGCTCCTCCATTTCTTATTGCTATTTCCGATTCGGAATCCCTCTGTAAGGAATCAATCGGTTGAGAATTTCTTTCCTTTTCTTGCATCCTCCACACTCCTTTATATAACCTCGACTAACAGTTTTGATTGCCCTACTAACAGTATCCCCAAAACCCACATCGTTAGAAAATAGGTCTATGTTTATTTTTTTACCCATTGATAGAAAAAGGTGAATTAATATCCACCCATTCCTCTAGCAGGTTTCATCTTAGCTTTCTTCTTCATCTTACCCATCTTTTTGCCACCATAGCTAAGACATTCATCCATTGTCTTGTACTTTTTTCCTGGCCCTACCATTGTTTTGCATTTCATTGGACTTGGCATTACATGCCTCCTTTCATTGATTTGTTAATTGCTGCTGACCTTTTACTTTCATAACTAGATACTTTTTTATCTTTGTTAAGGTCTGCCTTTTTAGTTACGCACTTTTTTAACCTAGTGTCGTAAATCTTTCCTGTTGGACATTTTTTCATTTTCATATTGTAACTCCTTCTCATACCACCAGTTTTTAATTTTGTTGCACCACCCCTTCCTGTGTCTGGAGCTGCTACATCTGATAATCCAAATACGTCTGCCATTACTTCCAACTTATCCTTTTGCTACTTGTTTTCTTTTTCATAGCTGAAGTGCATTGTGCCATTGTTGGTCTACAAGCTGGGTATCCTTTTCTCTTCTCACCTTTACGTCTCCCACAGGGCTTTCCTGTTTTGCAATCAACCCAACCTTTTCCTTGATTCCTTGAAAACCATTTTCGTAAACCATCTTTTGCCATTACTTCTTTTTCTTTTTACTTGAGTTGCCCCAATTAGCAGCTCCTACTTTACGACACTTAACTAATGCTCCAGAAGCGTAAGCTGAAGGCCATACTTTGTATCTTGCTTTTACTTTGTAATAACACGCATCTTTTTTAGCCATAATAACCTCTTTTTCTTGTGTTATTTTTTTTACGACCACCTTTCTTCCATAACTCAGTACAAGCTAAATGCTTAGCTGTTCCTGGCTTTGCCTCTGCACAATTATGCCTAGCTTTAAAATTCTTTCTAGCACTTTCAGAATAATTATGACCATAAGAAGTATGACCAGCGTGGACTAACTTTTTTTTACCATCTATGCAGTACAATTTCATTATTTTTTTACCTTGCCTTGTACTTCTTTTAACCTGCCCACATTTCATTTTTGATTTAGGACTAGACATTACATTCCCTTTGGTTTAGTAGAAAGAGTTCCCTTCTTCATCCTGTTTAATCTATATTTAGTAAACTCTTCTGGAGACATAGAAGCCTCTTTAGATTGTTTTTTCTTTTTTACTTTATCAATGCATTTATCTGCTTTTGGGTCGTAAGACTTTCCTTGAAGTCTACATTTAGCTGATGATAACATTTTCTTTATAGCCATATTATAATCCCATTCTTACTAAAACTTTTTCAAGTTTATCTCTTAGTTCTTCTAACTCTCCATAAATGAACTCAATATGTTTTTCAGTTACGGAAGGTTGTTTCTTTGCTTGTTTCTTAGCTGCTGGCATTATATACCAATTTTCTTTAGTAATACACTTTTAATTACTTTCCAAAGTGCCTCAAGTATCTTTTGCTCTGTTGCTTCTGAAATGATAGGTATGTCTACTGCTTTGTTTATTTCAGCAATTACCTCTGCGCCATTTTCATCTGACAATAAGTCATCTGCTATTAGTTTAGCTAACATACTAACTCTCCTTTATCTTTTTTGTTTTTAAGTATAAATAGTAAATCTGTATTGCAAACATTATACACATAAGTACACCAGACAATAAATCGGTCCAATAAACAACTCCTAAACTTGTGCTTAATCCAGTTACTTTTAAACTATCCATATTTTTTCATTTTTAAAGCAAATGCAGTTTTACAACGCTTTCTGTCTTTATTTGTTTTTGCTTTTTTCATGCAATTTATTAACGATTCAGACTTACTTCTTTTGCTTTCTTTTTTTCTTTCTAATTCTCTAGATTTTTGTTCTTTTTTAAAAGATGCATATTGTTTTCTCATTTTAGGAGTCAATGCTTTCATTTGTTTTCCAGCTTTATAAAGCTCTTCATAATTTGATTCTAATGATTTTGGATTATATTGTTTCTTTTTCATTTAGTTTACACTATCTGCTTGTGATTTAGAACCTTGTCCAGAATTGTAGTATTGTATTGTATCTTGTTGCATTTCATTTTCCATTTGCTTTTTTAATACAATTGAATATAATAAATCAAGATGCTTTAATAAAGAGGTTATCTGAGGCATTTCAACAAGTAGAGGTTTTTCCTCTTCTTCATATTGAGCATTGTATATGTCCATTAACTTATGCATTAGTGCTTCCCATTTATTCTTGATAAACTACCTTCTACTCTACTAATCTGGTTATCTAAATCATTTATTTCTTTAGTAATACCATCAAATTTTCTATCAAGTTTATCATCAGACTTGTTCCATCTATCTATCAATTTTACTATCATACCTTCCATATTTTCTAATGTTTCACTTTGACCTTTGTTTTCTACTTTTAAACTTTCTAATGTTTCTTGTTGTTTTGCAGATTTATTAGAAAGAGATACGACTAAATATACAAACATAGCACCGACAACTCCTATCATTCCCGCTTCGCCATATATTTCCATAAAATCCATACTACTTCCGTTTTTTCCTACCCCAACTAAATGGATTGAGATTTAATTCTTTTTCGTAAAATGCTACTTTCTGTGCTAATTCTTCTCTTTCTGCTTTTTCTTCAACAATATGTTTACTAAGTAAATTTTCAATTTGGTCATCCGCTGTTGCCACTTTGTTTTCCAATGCCTTAATCCTACCTTCAATCTGTAAGTAGCCATATACCAACCCTGCCACCAGTACAAGTCCTTGAGCCAACCACTTGAGATTAATACTAACAATGGCATTATCATCAAGAATGGTAGTCCTATAACTTCTGGCCGTATTAGGTTTTCCACTCATTTCACCTCAACGTATTCCCATTCATCATGCAAGTGACACCAATTTTCACCATTGTATATTTTATTTGCATACCAATGTTCGACACTATCATGTGCTATTATTTCTATGAACACTGTGTTTTTTATCGTGTCTTGAGGAGTTAACTGAATCCCCCCTACGCTCCAACCTTGACTGCACCCTGTTAGATTTATAACGAACAGGAAGGTCATAACTCGTATCAACAACTTCAAATCCTCCATTCTTTAACTTTTTTATTGTTTTATTCATAATGTTTTAATTACACAATTTTCTAATTTATGTTTACCTATAATCATCCTACCAGTTCCACCACCATGTCTAGAATCACATTCATCTACATATGATTGTTCGATAGTTGCCCAACTATCACTGCGTTTAATTATCTCACCATCTAATACTAAAAAGTATTTATATCTGGAAGGATAAGACAGGGTCTCCGTCGTACCATCTGAATATTTTTTCGTTCTGACAGCGCCGGGAGTTGTATTCCTGTAAAGGCGCAAATAATGACCCTGTGAACTTTTCCTTATAAGCATTAGTCTTCTTTAACCTGTTCTTCAGATTCTAATGATTCTTTTAACATTCTAACAAATGCATCGTGACCTACTCTAAGTTGGTCTGCAATAAAACCATTAGATGCTTGTTTGTTTTGTATGTCGTTTATATGATTTACCATCATTTTCTGTTCATCAGTTAAGTCCTCAATGATATACTTTTTACCATCAAGATTAATAACTGGCTTTTCTTTTTCTTTTTTAGCCATTATTGACTCCTTGTTTAGTTAACAATTACAATTTTTGCAGTCACAGCATTTACAC